TATGATATCGGTCTGTACCTCCTTTGGAATGTATTCAAAGTCAATTAGTTTGACGTTACGCTTATAGTTTTTATGTGTAGTCTCATCAGTAAACTCATCTGGATCCTGCTCAATCCATAGTGCAAGTTTGACCTTGGACATTGGACGTTGGCGGACACCTACAATGAATACATCATCGGCAGATAAGAAGTTAGGAATACCATCAGAGCGATCACCTTTAAGGATGTGCTCAAGAAGATACTGCTTGGGATCGTCACACTGAATAAACTTTTTTAGCACAGGATTGTACTGACTGACAAATCGATACTTCTGCAGTTGTTGAAAGTCTTTATCTCCACTGAGAATAAGGACTTTCTTTGCAGGTTGTTTATCATTTTGCAGTCTGATATTAACTGCCCCTTGCTCCTTTACTAAGGTGGCAATGATATCATCTGCTTCTGCACCATCAACTTCCACAACTTTGTATGGGAGAAACTCACGAATCTCATCACGAATCTTGTTAAGGACTTCAAAGATAGCACTCCAGTCTAGTTTAGACTTCTCTCGATCTCTCTTCCGAGTGCCTTTGTAGTAAGGAAACTCTTTACGTCTCCAGTAATGCTTACTGTCATAACAAAGGACTAACTCACCATAGTCTTGATAAAACTTTTTGCGATAAAACCGCAAAGAGTTTAAAACCATGTGGCGAACTAGTCCTTCATCAACTTGTGTGTTTGTACTGGTCAAGGAAACCATCAAGTTGCTGATGCAAACTTGATTCATGTCAACAAGGATCATCTCACCTCAGTCATCTTCATCATCAAGTATATCATCATCGTCGTTGGTTCGCAAGTAAAGCAATTCTGAAGCGTCCACCATCTCACCATCAATCATCATTTCTGGATGCATAACTACTGCTGCGTATTCTGCTCTTGCTTTCCACTCATCCCAGATCCCCCTGAAATTCCATGCAACGATGGAACCAAGAAGAAAAGATCCTAGAGTGAGAAAGAAAGCAAGGTAAAGAAAACTTAGGTCTGCCATGAAGCCCCTCTCTTACAATAACTATTTAGTGACGCTTTTCTTTTTCCTACCAGGCTTACGGTCAGCATAGTACCTCCAAGCATCGTCCAACATTGCATAAAGATAGTCTTTAATTTTCCTTGCTTTAGGTTTGGGGATATGACCATATGCTTCACGAAGTTGCTTATCACCACCTTTAATATAAGCATCCAACTCTTCAACTAGGTTGCTAAGTTGAGCTGCTGAAGCGGATTCAATAAATTCATTGGTATCCCGACGTGTCCATTTGCCAAGTCTCAGATAGTCATACATCTTAAACATGAATCTATTGTTGAGCATTGCTTCATCAATAGCTCTGTCTATAATTGTGTACAACTCAGTGGTGTTACTATCTCGATTCATCAGAGTAGGTTTTGCTCCCTCAAATACTTAACTGCGTCCGTGCATCCTCCGATCTTCTGCCCACCCACAATAACTTGAGGGAAGGTAGATCCTTGACCAAATTCTTTATAGAATTGCTCACGGGTGAAGTTTACTCCTAGACTATACTCAGCATAGTCCCAATTCTTAGATTTGTAAACCTCTTTAATTTTAGTGCAGAAGGGACACCCTTCTCGCGTATAAATTGCTGTGCGTTTTGGAGACATAATTATAATATGTAAAAGAAAAGGGACCCGAAGGTCCCAAAGACAATCAGATTCCGTCTAAATTATATATCAGAAGGAATACTTCACACCCAACTTAGCACCGTATCCACGGTCAAGATCCTCATCGCCACTACCCACGAAGGAGACTTCACCATAGGCACCCAGAGCATCGGTCAAACCAATACCAACGCCTGCCTTACCAGAAGGAACGGTATCGGTCTCGCCGCCGTCAGGAGACACCAGGGTAGCGCCGCCTTGGACGTAGTAAGAAGCACTCTCACCAAGAGCACCTTCATACCCCAGGTGAAGGTCCGTTGCGGTTCCGTTGTACTCGGATCCCGTCCAACCAGAATTTGCTTCCACGTTGACGTAGGGACCAGCGAAAGCGGCACCAGCAGAGACAGAAAGGGCAGCGGTTGCTGCAAATACAGATTTGATCATTTTTATTTAAAAGTTTGTTTACTTGTGGAGTTTAACCCACAGATGATAGAAGACTCGACTTGTCTTCGTTTGTTAAGAAGCGTAACTTTGTCACGCCTCGTATATATAATACCACAACCTTGAAATTTGTCAAGCTTGTGACAGTTGCTCGAAGTCTTTCTCAAAAATAGCAAGACCAGCATCGGTAAGGATGTGATCATACATTTTATCAAAAACATTTGGTGGCAACGTGACTACACTAGCACCATACATCAAGCAACGCGAGACGTGGTGGACATCTCTCAAACTGGCAGCAAGGATCTTAGTGCGAACACCATGAGCACAATACAGACCAGAGATAGCACGGACCAACTCAACACCACTGAATGAGTTGTCATTCAAACGACCCACAAATGGTGAGATGTATGTGGCACCTGCCTTTGCTGCCATGACTGCCTGAGCGGCGCTGAAACACAGAGTAACGTTGGTCTCTACACCTTGAGCAGTGAGCTCTTTACATGCCTTCAGACCCTCTACAGTGAGGGGCAGTTTGATCGTAACGTTGTCAGCAATATCACGATACTTAATAGCATTGGTAAGCATCTCAAAGCAAGACTCACCTTCTACTTCAGCAGAGATACTTTCAAAAGCAAAGTTAGTTGCTAGTGTTTTGATAAACTCCACGTAGTCTACACCAGACTTACGAACTAGTGTAGGATTTGTAGTGATGCCATCAACTAGACCAGTCGTATAGCGTTGAGCAATTGCTTCATAGTCAGCAGTGTCTAGGAAGATTTTCATATTTTGTCTAGGACCTCTAGTTTAACAAAGACTTCCTGCAAATTATAATGCACCTTGTAAGATTCTGTCAACACATAATATCCGATAATTTTAGATCCATCACATGACCACCCATACCCCTTGACGGCTTCGTCATTGCCATCTATATGGAATTTCTTACTTCCTAATAGGTAGTCATGGTAACGCTGATCCAGGTTGATCATCGGTGGAGTCCTCTGTGTCTTTAGATATCATATCACGGATTGAAGACATATCTTCTTCCGTAAGATTATCTATAGACTCAGATTCCTCAACTCTAGGGTCTGTAATAAGACCTTTTATATCATCAGTCAGATGATCCTGAGGTCTCCAAGCCTCACCTTTAACTTGATAGTCTAGGTTTTGAATAGCGGCAAGGTTACTACTCCAATACTTCTTCATCTTCTTCATCATCTTTGCACGACCTTTGGGATCATTAGGATGATCATTGATGACCTTACGAAGCATACGCAATTCACGAACTGATTTATCTAGTGCCCTCTCCGCTGCAGAGTCACTCTTTTTGTATGTTCCAAATCCTGCCATGTTAACTAACTCCAGTAACGATAATTTTAAACCTCAACCTATCTCTGTTTCTATCAGAGCAGAAATACCAAATAGGTGATGACCTATTGTGAGACTCCTGATAAACCATTTCCTTAGCAACCCTTCTCACAGTTTTAGTATTCTCATACCAATTGATTATTTTCTTTTTGGGCAACTGGTTTCGGGCAATAGAATCATTCGGGTAGTAGGGTGTGATTGCAGAGTTTTCATAGTCACTATCCCTTTCGGGTGGCCACATTAAATCAAACTCCATTCTTTCTTGGTATCCAAATCCAGGAGCAATAACATCAATAACATGAATCATTGCTTGCCAGAAGTATGTAGTCCTAGTCCTAGCGTTAGATCCTGGTATCCTAGTTGGATAGAATGTGATACCAACTCTAATTTTTGCTGCTGCTGTTACATTAGACGCACCACTCAATGCTTTACCATCCAAGACATAATCGTGAATAAATGTGCAAGGTGAGAAATAATTATCAGATGCAGGTCCATTTCTCCATTGACTATTAATGGCATTGAGATAACCCAACCCATCAGAAGCACCAGAAGATCCAAACTCATACCACGGCACCATCCTATTGGCATAGGCTGTAGGTATAGTTTGCTCAAGTCCAGCTGACATTAGAGATGAAGATACACCCTCCATCCTAGTGACCAGATAACTCTCAAGCAATTTATTATAGCATCCAGTATTCTTTCTGTAAATATGAGTGTTTGCCCTCTCATATACACTTAGATTATTTTCAACATATCCAGTATCAATATACCCACCAGGGAGATCTGGCATGAATCTATTATCATCAGTTCTAGGATGATTCCCCATGATAGTAGGACTTGCTTCCAAACTACCCCCCATTGGTATCACTGTAGAGTTTGCCCAAACCTCAGTGAAATTAAAATCATATCCATCATCATTTCGATAATATGAATCGCCATATTGAGACCCTGATCTCCACACTTCAGGTCTTTGATTGTATGGATTGAAGCACATACCCATACCAGTAATAGCACCACCAGTGTTATCAGCAATTGGATTTGCCCATGGCATTCCAGTTGAAGTCGATGCAATTTTATCATCTGATGATACAGTGGATAAATTTAAACTCCACATGTGATCATAACTACCCGCAGCAACATTATACAAAGCGAGTGTGGGGGAGACTGTACCTATATGTGGACCATTTTGAATGTTTACTAATTCAAATTGTAAGGTATCTCCAGCAGACAAACTAACTTCAGTGCTAGTAATACTATCCCCAATGACAGGCCAATGTGCTGCTTCCCATGATTTCTCATAGAAGGTAATATTATTTTTCTTAAACCTAAATTTAAACTTCATACAACTGGCATCCAATCCACCAGTAATACCACCCATAGAAACAATCCTATAAGTGACAGAGTTCTTCGCGCTAATACTTTGGTTTTGATTTAACTTAACTGCATAACTTCCTGTGCATCGAGCACACTCCCAGTCAGTATCATTACCAGGGAGAACTGTAGGAACATTTGTGCCACAACCAGTCCTAGCAAGAGTTACATCTTTGAATGATTTTTCAAGTCCTCTATTGTCACAAGTGGATGGCTCAATAATTTTATAAATTGGAAGCGGTTTGTCTTGATCATAGACAAAACATTGCTTACCTTCAAGGTAGTATCCATTGTCTTCCCACTGCACTAGGTGCCAGAATTTCAAGTCATCATAATCATCATCACCATTGATAAGATCCTCCCACATTTGTCTGTTTCTACCTTTCCACTTAGTAAAATCTTTATCGCCAGGATTCCACTGCCTATCAGAGAAGAGACAATAGTTACCTTCTGCAGTGTTGATCCCGTCCGCACGGAATCCATCACTCTGACTACTGAAACTAATCTGCTGTCCTGCACTTAAACTATTTCGATCTCCACCATCAGGGATCAAGGCAAACCCCATCGACCCACCATTATAATCGTTTAGCATCGACTTAGTAATAGTGACCCTGTTAATATTGGATCCATTTTGAGCAGAAGGTACAAGAATAACTCCTATATCAGGACCATTTTCATCTGCCATATAATATGCCAAGGCATTATCATAACCTGCACTACCTTTCTCAGTATCCATAGTGATCATGAGATTAGCAAAAACTTCTGTCTTAGGAATACGATATGCATTCCTACCCAGTTTTTGTTGAGGTTGATCCCATAACATCTCAGGATCCATTGTATAGAAATGATTACTACCATTATAATATCTCCACAATGCCTCTGCTTTCTCACCATCACCCATGTATGAGATCATCTCACTTGCCGCTTGGAAAACATATCCAATAACTTCTTGAAACACCATACCATTTGAATTCATGGCATTTCTTTCACCTGCCCCTGGACTATCAGGTAAACCAGGATTAGTTGTTAAGAAACCATCTCCAGATGAATTTATATAATAAAACAATGGTGTGGTGATTGGGTTGTCATCAATATCACCAACAGGATCTCTACTCACATAGAATGCAGGCTCTGTTCCATTGTTAGTCTTACTATAAGTATGCTTTCCACCACTATAAGTTTGATAGATTGCTTGTCTAGGGGGGAAGCAATTCTTTACACATACTCTATCTCTATTGGCACTCCAATTGTTTGGGTAATATGCATCACAACTCTGCTTAGGTGGGGTCCAACGTCCACCAACATAAGGTTTAAAGTAACAGTCTAGAGTATTTCTAACACAACGCTCCCAAGCAAGATCTTGCTCTCTATTATTACCTTTACAAAATAGGATCGTACCATCGTTTCTATTTCTCCATTTATTATTGCCAAGATATTCAACTTGATTTCTTACCTTAAGTTTGAATACCTCATTGCAATCAAAATCTTCGGGGGGAGGGTCGCCAATACTTACATAGCTGGTTTGATCGCCAACGTAAGGAGTTTTAATAATAAGTCTACCACCATCCCAAGGGAGATCTGGAATAATGTCTGTTATCCAATCGAAGAAAGGCAAATTAATTTCGATAGATTCATCATCAACCTCAGGTATATCAAATGGTTGTTGCAATGGTGGTAGACCAGGATAACATCTACCAACCAAGTCTTGAATAACTTGTGCAGGTGTAGGTGTTATCTCTGGAGGATCAACTACAGGAGGAATTCTTGGATTCTGACCATCCAATGGATTAGGTATGTTGACAGGTGTACCTGCATAGCACCTTCCAACTAATGTAGCAATGACCTCTGGAGGAGTTGGAGTTGATGTAGGTCCTGAGGATGCATCTCCCAATCCTAGAGATGCTGACGCTGGATTACTACCATCAAGTGCGTTAGGTACTAGATATGTGCTACTGCTACCGACAATGTAACATCTATCAACGATATTTCTAATATCTTCTGCTGCCATTATCTAACTACTGCCTTTGAATATATTTATCCAACGATTTCACCTCTGGCAATTTTTTCACGACGGTCTAGTTTCCATACTATGTAATCCATTGTTGGGATACACATAGGATTCCAACCAACAAAAGATGTTGACTCTCCACTTGGTATCTTCCAACAGGGAGCATCATCATTCTCAAGATCTAATGATTTACGATA